CTTCCCTATTTGATACTACCCGGCACGATTACCCCTTCTTTGACCACAGCCTGCGCGTACCATTTGTGCGGCTGTGGATAGTGCGGCCCCTCGAGCGTTATACGCCCGTTTCTAGTTGGGGCGAACATACCTCCAGGCTGATGGGTGTAAACCGTGTCGCCCCCCGCTACTGCGGCCTTCAGCGCTGCCTTGGTCTTAAAGTTGATGTCAGTGTACATGAGAGACTCCTAAAAGGAATGAATGTAAGAGGTTAAGGTTCTTCGTGAAGTTGGCGGTATTCTTTGACGTCCGCTATAAAAGCGTCAAGCTCGTCACTTAAAAACTCTCCGTCATAAGCATCGGTCTCCAGGTCCACGAGATCACCATGCTCATCTAAGGTAATTTCGATGGCGTATGTACTAAGCGCCGAGTTAGGCCAAGAGCTGTCGGGCTTGTTAGCCCAATCATAAGTCTCTTGCGCGTTAGCCACAATGAAGGTCCATCCCTCGCGCGAGCGGGAAATCTGACCGTAGGGCGTCGTGTAGATGTCTATGCTCATGTGTGGCTACCTTGTTGGGTGCGCTCGCCTTGGGTGCGCAGTAAGTCGACATACCCTTGCACCCAATCGAGGATTTGCTGGTCGGTGAGGTTTTCTTCGAGAACGCAGCGATCCAAGGCACAGAACAAAGCGCCCTTGGGAGTGAGCCGGCTGGCGGAACGCGCTTGGAAGGGCCGCATAGGTTGCTCCTTAGAAGTGAAATCAAACAATTTACTTATTCTACAATATACGGAATGACTCATGGGTTTGTCAAGGAGAGCATGAGGGTTACTTCTAGAAGTGAATTTGAGGGTTTTGCCAAAAGCACGCGCTGGTGGGAAAGCCGCCAAACCCAAAAAAAGGGGTAAAAACCGGTACCCCCCACCCGGTTGGGTGGGGGGGTGTGGGGGGTACCCTACAGGGGTAGGGTAGTTTGTGGGGGGGTTAGTTTTAACCCCTTTGGTAGGGTTACCCCTTGGGGTAGGTTGGTGGGGTTACACCCCATGTTAAACCACCGTAGGTACCTTTGTACCTGTGTACGTGTGGTGTAGTACGTAACACCCAACCCCATAACGTGGGTGTGTATAACCCCCCGTGGGGTGGGGGGTGTACCCCCGTTGTTATGGGTTAGTTGTAAACAACCCACCCACGTAACCCCTACGGGGTGTTTAACCGTACTAGTACCCTTACGTTGGGTGGGGGTTACTGGTACGGGGGGTACAAACGTTACTACAACCCCCTTGGTGGGGGTGGTGGTGGTGGTGGTGGTGTTACCCTTGGTTACTTTACCCATGGTGTTACCCCTTGGTGGTGGGGGGGTTACCCCCGGTGTGTACTACCAAACTACACCTATACTATAACCCCTAACAACACCCCACACAACACCCCCCGCAAAATTACTTTTACCCCTTTACATAACCCCCCATATGTGTTACCCCGTTTGGGGGGTAGGGGGTAACACCTTGGGGGGTGTTTGTAAAGGGGGTAAAAAAACTTTTATTTACCCCTTGACATAACCCTTGGGGGGTGTTATGTTTAGGGGGGTACCCTAAAACCCCGGGCTGCGGGGGCGCAGGTTGAGGCTCACCTAAACCTATAAACATCTGTTTCATGTTCATATGTTCATATGTTCATATGTTCATATGTTCATAACTTTATGAACATGTTCATATGTTCATATGTTCATAACTTTATGAACATGTTCATATGTTCATAACTCGGCGCAGCCGCGAGGCGCAGGCGCGGGATTTTCATCCGATTTTCGTTCGATTTTCGTCTTCGGGATTTTCGTCCGATTTTCATCCGATTTTCATCGCAAGGATCAAGATCCTCCTTCTGCGGGATTTTCGTTGGCTATAGCCGAGCGAGGATCAAGATCCTCATCTTGCGGGATTTTCGTCTAAAAAGGATCAAGATCCTCATCTTGCGGGATTTTCGTCTAAAAAGTAAGCGCCCCGTAGGGCGCCCACCTTTTAATCGGCTCCCTAGTTTTGCTGCCTGTAGTAGAGCTCCTCGAAGAGATCTAGTTGTTGCCAGTCCAACCCGCGCCCACCTGGATGCTTTTTAATGAACTCCAGGGTGCGATCGTGGTGGAGATCGTTATGTTGATCCTCGTACTGAAGCGCCCGTTCGATATCCGCGAAGAGTTGGTAAATTGCGGACATAGTACGGAAGCTCTCGTTGAACCCTTCCCAGCTGTTATGACACGATTCCTGAAAGTAACCAATGATGCCGAGGGCGAACTTGGCTAGATCCTCGACTGTTTTGTGATCCCCGCTGTACCCCGGCGCCAGAGCTGCTGTCCGAGCATGAAAGGCACTGACGAGTGAGAGCCTGCTGGCGAATGGTGTTACTGGCTGCTGCTTCATAACCTGCTCCTTGTGGTGTGGGTTAGTATACATACTACAATGTACCACATTGTACCCCCCTACACAAGGGGATCTGGAACCGGAGCAGGAAGTCCTTGTGTGGGGGGTTACTTTGTAGTACATTGTATGTATGGGTATTACACAACACCACAAGGGGGGCAGCATGGTTTACCGCGTAGTAACAATCGTTAGGGGGGCTCTGTTAAGTATCATTATGGCTACTCCTAATTGGGTTCCGGAGCGGGTCATCAGGCCAGTGGCGCTTACGTATTTGCGCTGTGTACAGTATCACGTTAAAATCGATAAAGGGTAATCATGTTAAACAAATCAATAACAATAGGCATCCGGGTTACAGCACAACAAAAAATCGCCCTACAGCAGCTGGCTAGTGATCAACACCGTACGCTAGGTAACTATCTAAAAACATTCGCTATACTGCCTCTCCTAGGGGCCTCGGCACCCCCATCCATTACACCCTCTAAGTAAAGGAGCAACACTATGGATCAGCATCATGATAAGTTCTCCGAGCAGGAGCAACTTATGGCTCAGGCGCAAGCCCGTATGGCAGCAGCCAGTATCATGCGCGGTATGTCGGTTCCAGGTTATGATCTGGAATCAGTAATGGTAGCAATGCGCATCGTCACAGGCGAGGATCGGGGCCAGGAGCAGCCCGAAACTCCGTACCAGGAGCATGTAGTGGAACTCATGCAGGGGCTCTTCGCCGGCCTCGCTACCATGATCGGTAGCCAGTACTCAAGCTAAGGAGCAGTAAAGGGGCGCCCTTTAGGGGGCGCTACCTTTACGCAGTAGCGAGGATCAAGCGCCGGCGCTAGAACCGGGGCAAGAGCCCTTTCCTCCCTGCGGGATCTAGATCCTGTTCCTGAGGGATTTTCATCAGGGATTTTCATTCCTTCATTCATTCATTCATCCCTCCGGGATCATGCTCCTCATCCTGCGGGATTTTCATTCCTTCATTCATTCATTCCTGCGGGATCAAGAACCGCAGTAAGAAACAGATGTTTCTCGGGTAAAGCTCAAGCAAGGATCAAGATGAGGAGCTAGATCCGGAGCCGGAAGAGGAGCTAGATCCGGAGCAAGAAGCGGCGGCGCCTGGCTGATGCACGTATGATTAAATATAACTCCTTCACTCGAGTGTGTCAAGGGCTCTTTTAAAGAAACTTCCGGGGCGCCGGTGGCTGATGCACGTATGAGTAAATATAACTCCTCCACTCGAGTGTGTCAAGGGCTGCGAGGATCAAGATCCGGTTCAAGAGAGGGGTTGACTTACTCGGGGGTCGGTTAGATATTTATATACGGGATGGGGCACGAGGCTCCACCGACACAGCAACACTAGGAGCAACACAATGGCAAAGAAGCGCACCACGAAAGAGGCCGCCGCGCACGAGGCGCGGATCGAGGCCATCGCGGAGGCTGATGAGCAGCAGTACCGCGAGGAGCTGGCAGCGGAGCAGGCAGCGGGAGTCACCGCAGTCTTCATCAAGCCGGAGACAGTCACCCCGGCGAATCGCAGAGGTGCCTCGACGGTCGACAATCCAGTCGGCGTCACTTGGGTCCTCTGCATGAACGCCACCGCAGCCGCCGGCTCGATGCCGGAGCGGAAGCACCTGCACAAGATCGTGATGGAAGCGGGTGTGGCATACTACACGGCGCGGACGCAGGTTCAAGCCTACCGCAAGTGGGTGGCCGCAGGATCGGACCCGACTCAGGGTCTGCCGCGAGGCGTTACCATCGGGTAACACCTTCCTCACCTGAAGTCAAGGGGCGCGCTAGCACAGGCGCCCCTTTCGGGGAGCCGGCAGAGGAGCATGCTGCGGATCAAGATCCCTGTCATCTTGACATGTGTCATAATGACAGCCTGTCATCTTGACAGCATGTCAGAATGACAGCATGTTCAAATGTTCATAACTTTTGTTCATAACTTTTGTTCATAACTTTTGTTCATAACTCAGCCGCAGGATACGGATCTAGCGGATTTTCGGGATTTTCGGATCAAGAACAGGATCAAGATGATTTTCGGGATTTTCAGCCAAAGGATCATGCTCCGGATCTTGAGGGATTTTCGAGCACAAAAAAGGCGCCCACAAAGGACGCCAATTCTGCTACTCGTAGTACGGACGCTGCTCCGGATAACTTATAGGAGGCCCGAGCTTATGGACTTCCGCCTGATAGTGACCCCCGCTGTAGTTAACAGAGGATATGGAGAGCCGCCCGAAAGGAATCTTACGTTGCTCCTCCCGTCTGAAGGCCAGGGGTCGATTGTAACGCCGACAAAACTCATGCGCCTCTTCCGCGGCCTTAAACACCTTCACCAGTCGCATCAGTTGACCACAGTCGTACCACCAGCCGCCCTCTTCAGGTCCGCCGTAGCGACGATCCAACTCGTACACCGCCACCGACCAAAAATCGCGGAAATGTGTCCAACCTAAATCCTGCTGCTTCATTATGACCCCTCCTTCTGAACAATTTTTCCATCCCTTACTTCTAATCCCCTAATCTCCGGGGAGATCCTACTACCTACATCATCCAGGGCCTTCGACATAGCGCTCCGGGTGTCTTGCACCTGGGTCGCCGAGCTCCACTCGAGACCAAGTACATGCGGAAACAACTCGATGTTGTGGGGCGAGTGCTCTTCGAGGATGACATACACGCGCCCGCTGCTGTTGTAATGAAGCGGGGCACGACCGCCGTCGAGAATATACTCGCGATCATTACAGGTGATCTTGTATCCGCGCTTCATCATCTCGCCGGTTCCTTTCCGTACTAGGAACATCTTCCGACCCGTGTAATCCGTTCCTGTAATCATTCGGCTGCCCTCCTCCAGTATTCTTCGTGGCGTTCGGTTTCAATAGCATCCACTATGTTCTGTTGGGCGACTTCGGACAAGTGGTCCCATACCTGCATCACACAATGGATCTGCCGGTAGTCTCCAGGGGTCATCCCATCTTCCAACTGCTCTTGGGTAACCTCGGGCAGCTTGTTCATCACCCCCCAGAGCTCTTTGTAAGTATCAACGGTGATACCAGACATGGTCTCGGCAATCTGATCGGGGGTCAAAAACTCTGCCTCAGGAGGTGCCTTCATTATATAGCCTCCTTACAGCGGTTCCGTTCCTCTTCCCTTACCTCGTCCACCAACAGATCCAACATGTTATCAAAATGGATATCCAAGCCACAAGCAAACTCCGCCTTCACATCTGAGGGCCAGTTCTGCTTCTCTATCCAAGCGTGTAGCGCGGGTCGATACATCCCCATACCACTCACGCTGGCATATCTCGATACAATGTCACTGTTCGTGTCTTTCATCGTGCTGCTCCTTGGTGATGGTGGTTGTCTTCCCCATGTACTAATGTAACGCAATCGAGCACAGGAGACGTAGACCTATCAGGTAAGAATCTTTTTCGGGAAAAAATCTTGCGGCGGATCTAGAACCGCCTCTTGATGAGGATCTAGATCCGGTTCTAGATCCCCACCGTCCTTTAGGATCAAGATCCGGATCAAGAACCGCATCAAGATCCCTACCGCAATTTTCGATTTTCAACCTCAATGATTTTCATCGGATTTTCAGGATCATGCCCGTGCGCGTGATTTTCATCTGAGACAAAAAAAGAGGCCCCACCCGAAGGTGGAGCCCCCCAAGGACATCCTAACTTCTAACGCGGCTCACGACACGCTAGGCTTCGGAACTGTCCTCGGCGTCAGGGGATAGGCGCTCACGCAGGCGAACAAGCGTGAAAGTGTCCTCGACCCCCATCACGGAGATCATTTTATCGACACTAGTGTGAAGGTGCTTATCCAAGAACCGATATAAAGCTTCGGCTTGCTTCCGAGATAGCGAGGCATGGTTGGCCATCAGTCCGCTACCTCTTCCTCAACTGGGTGAAGAGCCTTGGGCAGCTCCTCCAAGCTGAGGTCAGCCAAGCGCCGGCGACCCTTGTCCGTTGCGGTGAACCACGCTTGGAACTGAGTGCGAGCCGTGTAGTAGGCGATCCCATCTGCCTGACACGCCGCAACAACCTCGCTCCGCTTTGCCCGATCTTCCTTAGCCACAAAGGCGATCATCCGATCTGCGGTTTCCCACACTTTAGCGACAGGTGAGTCGATGGAGGACTTCCCGCGAAGGGAAGGGTCTGGGAGATTGGCTCCGGCCACGATGGCCTCATAGATTTCTGTCTTCGTCCCGCCATCGTCGATCTCGATCCCCATTACTGACGCTTTCACAACCAATGCGGCTTTAGTGTGCGCCTTGATGAAGTCCGTCGATGGGATGGTCCGCAATTGCTTGCGAATCTCTGCGGGTGTAGCTACTGCTTCGCTCATGCTAGGCTCCTTGCCTTTCGAGAGAGTAACCGGGGGTATTTCCCCCGATTATAAACCTAACGCACTGGGGTCGTATTGTCAACCCCGGATCTTAACCCTTCTTCTCGAGGGTTTGTAAGTGAACCCACTTCTGCGCCGTACCTAAATTCTCGGCACATTCCTTCTTAGCATACATAATAGCGTGCTTCTCTGACAATCTTCCAGGCTTGATGATAGTTTCGGGATCATCGTATCCCTCGATTATAAACGTGACGTGCCATATACCGAAACCGGCACGGCGCCACTGAGCGAGTTGCTCCAGTGCAAGAGGGTCACCTCTGCTCACCTACCTTAATAGTCACTCGGGAACATAAGCGTCACGCCCCCGAGCTCATTAGGGATTAGCCACATATCGTCTTTCCGTGCCTCTCCAACCGGGACTGGTATCACACGAAAGTCCTTCTCGATGTAGCCTAGCTGCATCTCTATCTGCTCAACCTCTGGAGTGCGAGGAACCCTGCGAAGCTTGAGCACGCCGCCACCGATGTTGTCTTTCCAGACACTGGTAGCACGCTCGTGGTGCTCAATTATCCAAGATTGAATAATCGCCGATGCATCGACAGTTGTGTGCTCCTCAAGCGAACGTTGTACCGAGTGCCAAACAGCTGACGTTGCGCGATGCGTTGGGGTGATCCTGGCTAAGACCCCATCCTCGACCGCTTGACCATCTCCATAAGAGTAGCTTCCCATGTGTCGCTCCTTACTTCGGGTGATGTTTCCTTCCTGTATATAAGTATAACACAATCGGGCAAGGGAGACGTAGACCTATCGTACCCAGACATCTTTCAGCCCACGTTCGGTTCCGTCGGCATCGTCCAATCCGTATCCAAAAACGAAGCCAGGAGGGATCTTGAATCCTAGCCAATCAGCAACCTCGTCGCGCATTGTTCTAGGATCCACGCGCTCGAGCAGACTCACAACGCGTATCGAAGCATCCGCCGGCAAGGTGGGGAGCAAGCTCCGGATCGTGAGGCCCGAGTCGATGATATCCTCTACTATAAGGACTTGCCGCTGCCGCAAGAGTTTGTCTCTCGCTTTATCCTTAATGATTTTCAGCTTGCCTGAGCTCGTGCCATCTTTGTACGATTTGCATTTGATTGTTTCAACTTGGAATGGGATCGAGATCCTCCGCATGAGGTCGGAGCCGAAGACCATTGCTCCGTCCATGACGATGAGTAGTATGAGTGGCTCGGAGATCCCCGCATAATACTCATTAATCTGATTACCGAGCTCGCTCACACGCTTTTGAAGCTTATTTTCTGGGATCAACTTGATTGGCATTGGGGCGGTTGCCCCTGCATGTGCGCCTGATCCGCTCCCAGCCCCGCTCCCAGCAGTGATTTTCATCTGATTTCCTCCTTGATTGCCGTAAAGTGTGATTTTCATTCGATTCTTTCATCAGTGATTTTCAGAGTGATTTTCATTTGTGATTTTCATTAACTCAACTCTACAAAAAGCTTTGCCTTAAACCAAGTCAAAAATGTATCCCAATCTAAATCCATTGTCATTCGAATATGCGGACCTCCTTTGACCACAGCGACAATGGTTCGTATCCGTACCTTCCAAGCAACATGGTTAGGTCTATAGACAAGCACTGGAGTCTGCCTATCCTTTGTCGCCTCTAATGTCTGTCTCCACCAACTGCCTAACCCACTCAAGTTCTCTACCCGCTTTACTTCTAAGGCAATCCAAGGTAAGCCTATCACATCATATTGTTTAGAGGCAAATCGTTGACTTGGATTCCTTCTTAACTCAAATACAGGTCTATCTAAGGATTCACACATATCAGTGACTATAGGTTGTAGCAAAGCAATGATTTCTCTTTCACCTCTCGCACCTTTTTCTCTACTCATCTTGCCACCCATAAATCATACCCTCCACTCTACAGTATAATGATTTCTAAAGAATATAATGGTTCCTTATAAGTAGTTCACCCTTATGCCGTATAGGTTTTCTACTAGATATATAATAATATAAGATATATAAGGTATACATACAGTGTACTTCTAGACACATAGTCAATGACGTACATACCCCCTTAAAGCCCCCCCTTATCTTATATTCACTCAAAACAAGCCTTATCTCCTTGTGCCACATACACTTAGCAGGCTTTTGCGTGCCTTATATACCGTTATATTCGTTATAACTAGGTCGCCTTGCGGTCGTCACATTCACCGCAGATAACTTGACTTCCTCCAAGGATTTCACGCTCTCTCCATACACTCTGGCCTTCTGTTCCACCGCACAGAGTGCCACACAAGTGACATATCTCCTTAAACTGATAACCCCACCCTTCAGGTATAATATCTAGTTCTTCGTCACCTCTTTTCTTATTCCTCATCAATCTTCCACTCCTCACAAAGGATACAATTCTTACCGGCCTTTATCTCTAGGCCACACTTGTCACAAATCTTTGATCCATTAGTAAAGTCCCAACCGCAGAGCCAACAGGATCTGTCGCCCTCAACATTAAGGGAAGCACAACGAGGGCAGTCTTTAGGAACTACCATGAGCCATCGCCGTTAAAAACACCCTCAACCGATTCGTCGACTTCCAAGCCACGCTTCTTAAGTTCCACGACGCACATCTCTCTCCTTAAGATATTCATGTCACCCTTCAAGTGACCCAAGGATATAGCGCAAGTTTGCTGCAAGTTAGCTCTGCACTGCTGTAGTTCTTGGTCGCTAAACTTTAGCATTCTGAGGCTAAACAGTTCATCATAGTAGGTCATGCTACCTCCGCTTTAACGTATAGTCTATAGACAGCACCACGAGTTGTTTCATACCTCACTACATTACTCACTTTAGTTGGATCCGGATAGTCAAGCATACAAACAAAACCGCAGAGTCTTTCTATAGTGGGCCAATCACCTGTCACCTTGCCATGCTTATTCCAACGAGTAAAAATTGACGTTCCAGCAAAGTGAATATCAATAACCTCAAAATCTCCAAGCCTTCCTTTGTGGTCATTAACGAGATCAGCTTTCCCTATTAAAGGGCGCACTTTCCAGGCGGTGCATGGCTTTCCTCTGTTCATCCTACATCCCCTATGATAGCGTACATCTTTCCACTGCTATTAAAAGCGTTTTGAGCCTGCGTTCTTGGAATCTCTGCCAATATTGAGGAGTCTATAAGTTCTTGGATGGTTTCGCGAACGGCATTGCGTCCACCTCTGCGGTCATTTCTAAAGGCGGCAAGGTTAGCTACACGCCTCGAGATATAAACAAAGGGCACCGCACCCTTGTTCTTCATATCATCGGTTACCCCATAATTGAGCAGAATAGATAATGGCCTAGTTTTAAATTCATTGAGTACACGTTTCATGTCAACTACTTGCTTACTAGCACCGTGGCCTATATCGCCTTCATCAAAGCGGGCAGACATCTGCCTTGCGTCACGTTCTACTATCTCCACCGCCCAAGCTGCTTCCTCTTTATTGACCACAGGAGTATGCGGTTGGGAGGCGGCAGCTAATAGTCCCGCTATACGAGCGGCCTTTAGATGCGCGCGATTCCATAATTGCCTTGTCGCTTCGTCCCCACCCGCTCTGATGTGGGTATCGCACTGTTCATCAAACTTGTGCAGTAGGGCGGAAGCTTCTTCGTCGAGCGTAATGTTTTGAACCACGTTATTAGCTTGCATCCGTAACGATGTTTCGACTAACCCAGAAAACCTATTAATTAGATTTTCAGACGGTGGAGCAAACGCGTCAGGATTCCGGTCGGGGCGATTTCCATTATACTCTATAATTAGAAAGCGCGGAATTAATCCGTCGGCGATTTGGTGCTGACTGAGGCCCGCGTAGAAGTTGTCTGGTGTCGACTCACCAAAGATTGTAAACGCCGGCGAAGCGACTGTCTTTGTATTCTTTTGTTGATCTGAATAGGCGCTACCATGTAGGATAGAGCCTTGCCCGCTTTTGGTATACAGATCCATCAAGACCTTGCGGTAGACAATGGTATGTCCTTGCGCACGTGGATCTGATAACATCTGCAAAGTTAGACCAAACTCACCTAGTATGGAGAAGAAACTAGGATGTTCGTCCAGCGAGCGAATAATAGCCTGACCAGACGCAAAGGTACCGGGGCCAACAAAGGTATCAAGAGCAGGTATTGTTTGACGAGTAGCATGTAACACCCGTTCGATACCGGATGCCCCACCTTCCTTGCCTATACCTGTGCGGGCAAGTAGAATCAGGTATTGGTTGAGCCCGGTACCACTGATATTGTACTGCCTACCTAATATTCCGGCACACATTCCTAAAGCTGCGGCAATACCTACTTCCTTCACCGGACGTATACTGGAATCTACGATATACTGCGCTATCTCCCCAATAAAGCCTGGAGGATACGAAATTCGGCGACTTGGGGTACTGCTGGAAGGGCTGTTTCCAATAGGCTTAGGTACTTGGGCGGGCGTGTTTAGAACTGAAAGCGGAGTATTTGACTCTATCTTAGGCTTAATCGCAGAAAAGTCAACGTTTGGTAGCTCTTCGGCGCGAAACTTACCTATCATATAGTCCAGATACTTATCGCGTTGAGCCTTATTACGCCGGCCGAGTTGGCTGTAGCGAAACAACCTACGACACTGCTCATTACTCTTACTGTAAAAACAGAACATATTCATTAATGCAAAGTCAGCTTCACTTTGACTGGCGTAGTCGCCTTGCCATTCACCTTTGCATAGCTGATCAAATTTATCACCATTGACAGCAGTTGATCCCATCAGCACTATATCTTTATCCGATAATAAAGAATCCTCTTCAATGAGGTCAGCTAAGGTTAGTTCAGCCCTGGCTACTTCATTAAAGAGGATTGTTAAAAGCTCTTGACACTCTTGTACAGGTTTCACGTGACTAGTTATCACATTACCTGTGCAAATCATATATCTAGCTTCGGAGTATACCTCTACCCTATCACGACGTACCCCACGGGGTACCGATCCACGGCACCAGATGTGGACACCTTTACCACTTCGTGATAATTCAGCATATGTATCGAAGTTCTCTAATATTCGGGCATGCCGTACCTGTTGTTCCTTTGTAGTTGGGGCATCTAAATCAATAACAGTGAATGGATCGTCAGGTGTGAGAGCAAACCCAATGTCTAGTCCGTGCTTCTGAGCGTAGGAGAGAGCGACATCGTAGGTGACGTAAAGTGTAGGGTCACGAACATCCGCGTACTGTCCAGTCTTGACTGATCTTGGTGCTTTGCTATCGTTACTGACTAACCACTGCTCCTTTTCGCGCAATGCGTTAGGTAGTGCCATTTAGCTCGTTCCAGTAAGAACAGGCTCCCCAGTTAAAAACGTATACAGCTCTTCGACACGATTTACCGAGGGATCTTTAATATCCCCACTACTGAACTTACGCAGCCAGTAAAATGTGATTTCAGAGCCAGTATTATGAAGTTCTGCGTGTATATCGGCAATACTCTTTTCCGAGTCGCGCAGAAGACGTCTAGTGACTTCCATGAAGGACTCTTGCATGTTCTTCCCCTCCTCTTGGGGGTTAGGTGTACTGGGGTAATATAAGGTGGACCGTAAAATATCACAACCCTAAAGTATTCCTCCGATGAGGGGTTGACAATCCGGTCCCATCTTTTGTATTATAAAGGTAACCAAGTAGGGGGGTGAGTAGATGTAGGTGCTCATACACTTAAATAATCGGTGCCCGAGCCCAGTTGGCCGCTGAGGCTTAAACAACACGATGCCCCTTATCCTTACTACCTTTAAAGGAGCGGCCCTATGATCGAGGTCCACGAAGGAGGAACAACGGTAACTGGTGAACACATACCACTCTACCGCCTACACGTAATGCGTCAAGGGCTTAAACTAGAGATCAAAGGTATGTCGCTGTCGCGAAGCCCCACATGCTACTCGATAGCCAAACGTGAGTTCGGATTTAAAGGCAACCGCGCTAAGGTTCTCGCTCAATTGGAAGATCATATAGCCGCCTATTACCCTCTATGACTATTACGGATCAGTTACTAAAAGTCTACCGCGGTAATAACACTCAAATTGAACAGTTCGAAGCTCTCTATACTTTACGTACTTTGATTAATGAAGTAGATACTCTCGACCTTTTTTGTGCTGTAGAACTATTACTAAGTACTACGGAAGACAGCTTACTTGAAGTCGACAAAGATTATATGCGTAAACAAGAGTACCAATTTAGAGAGGATCTCGACGATGTACCCGAAATGTTCCGTAATCTTGAACTAAGAGACGAAGGAGACGACTACCATGGCTGACTCTCAAGCCTACTTCGAAACACTCGCAAGGTGGCAAGAACTAAAAGCCGCTATTACAAAGTTACAGGGTGAAGAACGTGCTCTAAGGGAGGGCCTATTTGAAGGGGCCTTCCAAGCACCCGTCGAAGGCACCAACACAATGGAGCTGCCTGATGGCCGCAAGCTAAAAGGTGTCTATAATATTCGTCGTACGATACGTGAAGCCGAATTCGACGACCTAAAAATCCCCCCTGCATTACGTAAGGCGCTTTTTAGAACCAAGCACGAACTGAAAACAACAGCCTATCGTGAGTTAGAGCTTGATGTACGTCACGTTGTAGATACAATCCTTACCATCAAGCCAGGATTACCTACCCTCTCCATTATCGAGGCCAAACCAGACAAAGCTGAGGTGGCACCCTAATGGCTCTAACTTTCACCACAACTGCGGAGGCTGCGCGACTCCATGGTGTTAAGATGTGCGCTCATGGAAGAGGTGGGGTAGGCAAAACCACTCTCGTTAGAACTCTTCACGAATGGCTTTCAACTGGACCAACCCTCCTCCTCAGCGCCGAATCTGGTGTGCTTTCATTAGGGGATGTGGAAATACCTCAGATTACTATTTCTAATTACTCAGAGATGGACGAAGCTTACAACTTTATTGCTTTTAGTGAACATGCTAAACATTTTCAGAGTGTAGCCTTAGACAGTATCTCCGAGATTGCGGAACAGTGCCTGCGCGGGGAGATGGCCGTTCGCAAAGATGGTCGTGCAGCTTACGGCGAAATGGGTAGTCAAATGAGAGACCTCATTCGTAAATTCCGCGACCTACCGGGCAAGCATGTTTACTTCAGCGCCAAACAGAGCAATAACAAAGATGATGTAACAGGCGTGAGCAGGTATGGACCTTCCATGCCGGGGCAGGCCCTAACTAAGGATATGCCTTACTTTTTCGACGAACTCTTTAGCATGGAGATTGGCGTAGTGCCAGAAACAGGCGCACAATACCGTTACCTTCGAACTCAGTTAGATTTACAGTTTGAAGCGAAGGACCGTTCGGGAGCTCTGGACGCATTAGAGGAGCCTCACCTCGGTAAAGTTATCGATAAGATTCTAGCCCGTAACGCAGCACTTCAACCCCAAGGAGTTTAATCTCTCATGGCACAACTACCATCAGCATTCGATGCTACTCAGCACGAACCCCGTACCGGCCCACCGCCGCCTCTACCGTCAGATTGGTACAACAGTATCATTACGGAGAGTGAAGTAAAGCTCACCAAAAAAGGCAGAGGAGATGGAGGCGTTGCCGGCACAGGTGAATGGTTAGTGGAACTCACTTTAAAGGTTCTCGACGGTCCTTATGTTGGTCGTCTATTTTGGGACCGCTTGAACCTCGGTAACCTCAACACGGTGGCTGTAGAGATCGCCAATTCCACCATGTCTTCTATCTGTCACGCTGTTAATGTATTTCAAGTACCGGATACATCGGTACTGCACGGTCATCCTTTAATGGCAAGGGTTATCGAGAAGGCCCCCGAAGGCGGCTATGATGCCGGTAACGACGTAAAGGGCTACGCCAAGATCGGGGAGAAAGAGTCAAAAAACGGGCAAGACATCAAACTTGAGCCAAAACATGGTGCTGCCCCAAAAACCCCTAGTCAGCCTCCCCACTCAGGTGCGGCAGAATTTACGCCGCCTTGGTCAGGGGAACCAGCCGCACCTGCACCTGTGGCTCCAGCTGCACCGGCTATTCCGCAGGCACCTGTTCCTCCAGTACCGGCGGCGCCAGCCGCTCCGGCTACACCAGGCGCACCGCCTTGGGTAACAAGTTAATCTTTTCAAAAAAGAGAGTGCCCGCAACCTTGAAGCGAATTGCGGGAGGAGCCGGGTGGTTCAAGGCTGGTAACCTTCATCCCGGTCCGGGTTCGATGCCCGGCCTCTCCTTATGACCACACTAAGCCGCATTAACGAGTTTCTAGAAAGTAAGCAGGGTAAAGGCTTTCGCCGGCATCTTGGTGCGTCTATTATTGGCCGTCCTTGCGCCCGTCAACTGTGGTATACGTTTCGATGGGCACGTCGTTCTTCTTTCAAAGGTCGTATACTTCGCCTATTCCAACGAGGCCACGAAGAAGAGATACGCCTTATTGATTTTATGCGTAAGTCCGGTATTCATGTAAAAGATGTAGATCCGGATACAGGTGATCAGTTTCGTATAGTAGATTGGGACGGACATTTTGGTGGCTCACTAGATAGTATCCTTGTCGATACACCTGAGTTTCCAATGATGGAAATTCTCGGTGAATACAAGACGCATAACGACAAGAGCTTCAAAAAAGTTAAAAAAGATGGTGTAAAGAAATCAAAATATGAGCATTATATTCAAGCCCAAATATACATGCACTACACAGAGCTACCTGCGGCTTTATATTTTGCTGTCAACAAGAACGACGATGAAATGGATATTCAGATAATAGAATATGATAGGCACGAAGCTCTAAAGTATATAGAAAGAGCTGGTAAGATTATTTATACAGAAGTTATACCGCCGCGCATACCAAATGCGAGTCCTGGATGGTACATTTGTCAGTGGTGTGATTATAAAGATGTCTGCCATCATCACGCTAAAAAAGAAATGAACTGTCGTACGTGTATCTATTCTGAACCAGTGGCGGATGGTAAATGGTCTTGTAAAAAGTTTCATTGTAACCTTGAACACCAAGATCAACTTCGTGGATGTTTAGAACACTCTGAGATCCTGGAGGATTAAATGACGCCTGATATCTTTTTCGTGGCATTAGCCGCATTTGTAATCATGGGGGTAGTACTAATAATTACTCTTATACTCTTTATCCGGTCAATAGAAGAAGTAGAACCGGCGCTTGATTCAATTCAATTAGAATTATTTCATTAGATAATGGCAGTACTCCTCGAATTTAAAGACGGTCGTTATCGATGCACACATTGCGGTAAGGTAGCCTATACCGATCAACATAAGGCTATCACAGCTTCGCCGCATACGCGGCCATATTTTGATAACAAATGCGGATGGTGGCATATTTCTGAAGCGCCGATTTTAAATGGAGCTATGGTTGCTCGCGACTATCAAGAAGCCTGCCTTAACCATATCAATGATTATTTTGGACAAAAAAGCGGCAACCCTATAGCCGCCTTACCCACTGGTACGGGCAAGTCTTTCATCATAGCTGAGTTCATTAAACGTGCGATAGAGTCTTATCCAGGAACACGAGTAATGATGCTCACCCATGTGAAAGAGTTAATTGAACAAAATCTTAAGGCTCTATTAAACATATGGCCCACGGCGCCAGCAGGAGTCTATAGTGCTGGAATTGGTCGTCGGGAACATAGAGAACCTGTCACCTATGCTGGTATCCAATCCGTTTATCGCAAGCCAGAAATGTTCGGCCATATAGACCTCATCCTAGTTGACGAAGCTCATCTGGTGAGTACCAAAGGTACTACAATGTACCGCAAGTTTATAGCCGCACTTAGGGAGGTCAATCCACACCTCAAGGTTATCGGCTTTACGGCTACAGCCTTTAGACTTGGGCAAGGTATGCTAACTGATGACGAAGGGTTATTTGATGATATCTGTTTTGACTTAACCGAACGGGATGCTTTCAATTGGCTGATCGCTGAAGGTTGGATCTGTCCATTAATACCGAAGCATACAAAAGAGCAGTTAGATGTGACTGGAGTTCGCTTATCGGGTGGTGATTATATTCAAAAAGATTTACAAGAACATGTTGATCAGGATACAACTACTATAGCGGCTCTTTCAGAAGCTGTTACAATCGCTTCCGAACGCAAACATTGGCTCGTTTTCGCTAGCGGTATAGAACATGCTGAGCACATAACAGCCCACCTTACAGATACTTTCGGAATGAAGGCGACTGTAGTTCACTCTAAGCTAGACACTGCGGAAAGAGACCAGCGCCTACGTGATTTTAAAGCTGGGCGTATTCAAGTTATGGTGAATAATAATATCCTCACACATGGTTTTGATTATCCTGATATCGATTGTATTGTGATGTTAAGACCAACGGCGTCACCGGGACTGTGGGTACAGATGCTAGGGCGTGGTACTCGACCTGCGGACGGCAAAGATAACTGTCTTGTACTCGACTTTGCTGGCAACACGAAACGCCTAGGTCCAATTAACGACCCTGTCATGCCCAGGAAAAAAGGAAAGGGGCCGAAAGGCATTGCCCCCGTTCGGCTATGCGAGGTCTGTAACTGCTATTCCCACGCCTCCTGCCGATTTTGTCAGAATCCTGAATGTGGTGCAGAATTTCCAAAAGCTGT